GGCGGTAGTAACTACTGCGGTAGCGGAGATAACTTCAGTAGCACCATTAGTGGAGTTAATCTTGACACGGTAGGAACCAGCGTCAGTTGTTGCATATTCTGCAACCTCAAAGGTTGTTGCAGTCGCTCCAGAAATGTTTGCCCAACGATTTGCATCAGACAATTTCTGCCACTGATACGTGAGGACGGAAGCATCTCCAGGAGGAGTTGCAATAGAGGCAAGAGTAAGTGTCAGAGCAGCATCAACAGCAACTGCAGTATTTGCAGGTTGTGTGCTGATGGTGATTGCTACGCTTACGTCTGCTGCCTGTGCATCATCCGATTGTGTCTCGTTAGAGTTAGCTTCAGGACCAGCGATTGTTACTAGCATCTCTGCCTTATGGCGAGTGTGACCATCACAATCAGTGAAGGTGTAGTAAGACCACCAACCAGGAGCATTCAGACCACGAGCCTTATTCTCGGCAAGTGCTGCTTCGGTGTCGTCAATAAAAATTGTTTGTTTTGCTTGCGATGATGCAGCAATGCCAATGCCTGCTTTGGCTTTGTTAGCATTGCTGTCATCCTTTCCGTATAGGGACATGAGTTTTCAGCGCGTTTATATTTACCTAATATGTATTTATAAAAAAAAGGGAGAGGCACTATCCCCTCCCTATATTATCACTCTTCTCTATTCTTAATCGCTTTGGTGACAACTTCAAGTAGTTGATCATCCATGTCAGTCTTGGTCAGCTTAACCGCTTTAGCAAGAATAACAAGACAGATCTCAACCATCTTCTCACCGAGTTCTTCATTCTCTGGGATTTTGTTAATGGCATCGGTAATAATTTTTGACGCCAGGGGAAGTAGAAATGCTAGCATGATTTTAGGGGCATAGTATACGCCCTTATTTAGTCTGCCTTTTTCTGACTCTTCATTGCCTTGAGAATATACTTTTTATTCTTTTTATTATTCTCTTTATCCTCGGCAGCACCGTCTTTGATGTCAGGCATCACTTCGACGTGTGCCGCTTTCACTTTTTTTCTTCTTCGATCTCCTTGCGAAGTTCTGCCTGCTCTTTCATCTTCTTGCTGGTGTTGACAATCTTGGAGACCTTCTTGCGGCGAGCAAGCAGATACTTATCAGACTTATCGTGGTCACCATCGTTGTCGATGTCCTTATCTTCCTTGCCTACGGGATCAAGTTTCTTCTCTTTGATCTCTTCGCCAGTAGGCTCAAATCCTGCCTTGACACAGTTGTTGACTTCCTTACCACCTTTCTTCTTGGTGCCTTGCTTCTTATATCCTTTCCAGCAAGAGGTGTTACCATTGTCATCTTTGCCATCCATCTTGACTTCAAAGATGTATGTTGCACCATCAAGTTCAAAAGAAAGTGTCTCTGTAGCAACTTTAGTAGTATCTTTGATCTGTGCTCCAACAGAATACTTCATACCTTGACCTGTACGCAGGTTAGCAGCAGGATCAGGGGGAGCAGCGTTTGTTTTAGGATCTTTAGTCGAGAAGTCATCCTCTTTCTTTTCCTTACCAGAAAGGTCAGGGATAGAAGTGGATGCATCAGTACCACCAGCAGGACCAGGAGCTCCTAGTTCTTTCTTCTCTGGTGCTGGGATGGTAGCAGACTCTTCACTGATAGTAGACTGTTGGAATCCATCTCCACCCATCCACTTTGAATACGAATTAATAAGTGCCTGGGAATAGGCATCATTATGCTGCACACTATTGACTGGTTTCTGTCTTTCCATTATTGAAAATACTACTTTTCCTGTCTTTATTTATGGTATCAATTACTTGTACGGCGCGGATGTCTTTTACCCACGCTCTAAACATCTCACCAGACTCGGTAATTGCAATAACATAGTTGACTCCAGACCTATGTATACTACCTTTCTGTCCAGTCAATGCATTCATAATAATATCACCTTCAGCAAATGTATCAGTTTGTCTATGCTGCTGACGAACTGCTTGCTCTCTCAATTTTTTGAAGTCTTTCATTTAAAATTAGCGGGGAGTGCTCCTTTAATTTCCATCATCATTGCCATACAATCTTTATCATTCAGTGCTCTGGGTATACCAGACCTAAATGTTTTGAAGTCGGCAGCAAAAGCAGCACGTCTCATCTTTGTTCCAGAAATAGCAAAGGTATCTCCATCAGCATCTCTGCTGCCTGAAGATTGAATTTCTAGTTTTCTAAAAGAAAACTCCGTGCCGTTATATTTATGGAGGAATGACATGGCTGATACCCTATCAGATCCTACAAGAAACACTGCTTCATTATACCCATCCATCATAAGCTCCTGTAAGATCTCCACGGGTTGTTTAGGACCCGAAAAGATTTTACCCTTATGCTCTGGGAACATCTTCTCCATGTAGAATAGTTTACGATGAGGTGCGAGGGGATTCTTTCCTTTAGTGTCGTGGGATTGAGAAATATAAATGCGATAATCGTGTCGTCCTGATGCACGTTTCACTCCGTCAAAGTTTTCTTTGTGACCAGTAGTAGGTGGTTGGAATCTGCCAAACGTAAAGTAGCAGGTCTTACAATTTAACGCCATTGCTTTTGTAGAGTAAAGTTGTTGAACGCAAACTCAAAGCGATTGACAAACTTAATCATGCTGCCATCTTTGTGCATAACATATCCTTCAGGTGTCGTCACCTTATATCCATTCTCTGTCTGGACATAGGTTCTGAACTCCTCAAGGTGGTCCAGTTTATCTATAACCATTTGCTTAAGATTTTGCAACTCTTTGTACAGAGCAATCATCATCTTAAACTTGTAGACATTATCTAGGAGATAGTTCTCACTCTCATATACCAGCGCACACTTCTTTGTTCTGTTAGCAACTGTCTTGATCTTTGCTAACTCCTTCTGCATCTTGGCATCGTAGAAATTTACCAGGGCATGGATCGTTTCGTCCACGTTTGTAATCTGTACTCCAGCTTTAACCTCGCTGTTGAAGAACTGTTTGACGAAGGTTGAGATATGAAATTTCTTATCACCAGTGCTGCCCATATTGGAAACCAGATCGTCAAGAAAAGGACCAGTAATGGCACACATACGTTCGATCTTTTGTACATGGTTGTCAAAGCGTTGTAATTCTTGCTTACTAAAACCAACTTGATCCATTGGTGTGTCATTTTTGATCACCAATGCATCTTGTGAACCAGTAACATCAGCACCTGCACGAGCTTGCATGTCTGCAAGGTCATCACCAGTGTAATGAGTGTGGAATACTACACCAATCTTTGCTCTACCTGCTGATTTGCCGATAGGATGATCTACTGGAATGCCATAGGTAATAGTGTTAGGTCTGAATGTGTACAGTCTCTCACCATTAACCGTCTCTGTTTTCAATGTGCTGTTAGTAAACATGAGGTCGCCTTGCACGACTCCATCGATACCTAGTTTACTAAAATATTCTAGAGAGAACTTAAGTTTCTCTGCCAAATCACCTGAATAGTATGCGTCTACATCACCAGGTAAGAAGCATAGTTTTGGTTCTGTTTTGTTGAACACAGATTTAGTGCCAACAAAGAATCTTTTCGTGTATGGATGCACACCACAGATGACTGATGGAGCACCATCCCACTTGGTTTGCATGAAACCTTGAGACTCCTGGTGACCCAGCATCTTACGAAGTTCCTTCAGGAAAGCAACTGCTGCAGTACATCCTTCTGTACCATAGTTTAGCATTTCATCTTCTATGTGTTCTAGATGTTTTAATTGCTTAATGTTTGCCATTACTTCTTATAGTAATCCCCGTTGGTGTGTGTTGGGAATGTCTCTCCTCCACTCTTTGATCTGATATTAAATTTGAACTCATAGTTCTTTGTTTCAAATAGGATGTCAACTCGCTTTCCTTTGCCGTTGACACCACCATAGTGAATCTCAATCTCATTACCAATCAGAGCAGAAGAATTTGCCATGTATCTTCTGTCAACTTCATAGCAATGTACATCGGTGCCCGTGTAATGGACCATCCAATATCCATAACCTACACCAGATGCAATGAGTCTCTTCAATCCTCTGACACCAGAAGGTTTTAAAGTTACTTTCCTTCGGTGGTTATTTACTGTCGTTTTACCAGCATCCTTACCAACATATTCTTTGAATACTGTCTGAAAATCTTCAGAATCAATACCAAACATGTTCAGGTATACTAGACCAGCAGGTGGAATATCTCCTGTCTTGAAAGAAGTAGTGGGGAACAGTGATAGGTTATCTTTACCACCACCTCGGACACCACAGTTAAAGAAAGACAGTGTGTCTCCCATCTTAACTGACAGGTAGATTTCCTTTGTTGGTTTACCTCCCGCTGGTCCAAAAAGAAGTGTAATATCTGTCAGTGTTTTACCCATATCTAGGGTAGTAGAACCACCAGCAGAGATGTAGATGTCGTTAGCACCTCTCATCCTCAATGGTCTAGAACTGTTGTCACCACCAGCATGTTTAGCACCCTTAAATGTGAGCTTCGTTGCCTTACTTATCTTGTCAATGATCTGTTTCGCATGCTCTGGGTAAGGACCACCCCCCTCAAAATAGTGCTCGCAACTCTCGAAGAGATCTTTCTCGTAGTCATTACCTTTATTTGTTTTACCACCCTTCTTACCTTGACCACCAAATTCTGCTGTCTTTACTAGATCTTGGAAGTCAAAGGTAGCGGTGAGATGTGTGTCGCTGATGCCACCAAACACCTCAATGTTTCCCTTGCCACGAAAACCACCATTGTTTGCTAGCGACAAAATGTCCTGGCGCAGATACCTCTGTATTGCAGCATCTTGTAGGTGGTCAACGTCGTATCCAGACTGGGTGCCGTCCTTGAAAGTGACTGTAATTTCATAGATGTTAATGTCACCCATGCTATCGGCAAGCAAAAATCTACCACCCGAAGCGATCTTCCTGATCATCTTGGTGATACGCATGTCATACTCTTTGCCATTGCGGCAGAGATCTGCTAACTTCATACGAAAAAACCTCCCCTAGTATTTAGAGGAGGTATAAAAGTTAGTTAGATTCTTTACCAACATACTCGTGAGTCAAGGTGTAATGATGCCTATGTCGTTTGGTCAAGAGATAGTATCCTACGATTTGTTTACCATCGTCACGCCACCCATACCCGATCAAACCATCATCAATATTTCCACAATCGGGTGTCTTATCAGTGTGGAGGTAATGATTAAATTTTTCATGTAGATTGATCATGAGCAGTTTGTTGCTGACATATCTATATTATCATGAAACCCTCACAAATGGAGGGTTCTTCATAATATTTTAACGATCACCTGCTGCACGAACTTCTGAATTATGAACGTTAAACTCACCACCAGGGTAACGCTTCTTCAGTTTGTTGACATTGGTTTCGATTACCTCATCGAAGGAAATATCAAGTGCCATTGTAGCTTGAGCAACATACCACATAACGTCACCCAACTCAATAATGAGATGCTCACGATTATCTTCGTTCCACGGTTTTCCTTGGAAGACCATCTTCTTAATGATCTCAAGGAACTCACCACCCTCAGCATTA